TGTAAGAATTTTATCAAGACGCTGCTGATCTGTTTTTAAAGATTGATGTAAGTTTATATCTTTAAGAACATCTAATATTGCTTGATCAAAATCTTCTAGTCTATCTCTTTCATCTCCGTTTTTCTCAAGTTCAAGGTGATGAAAAAATACTCTATCAATAACTAATTTAAGATTACCTGTAGGAAGAACACCAGGGCTAATAATAAACAAGTCATTGAATTTATTTTCTTCTAGCAATAAAGCGTGTATAATTTTACCATGTACTAAATGTGCATCAGTTTTTTCTTCTTTCATTTTAAGAATGTATAGCTGATGAAACACAACAGGGTTCCACAATAGTTTGTTCAAACTGCTGTAAGAAAATTCAAAAGGTTTACTATAAAATTCATCTTGCAGAATCTTAACTGATTCTGTAGCTAAGTCTGCGATCATTTTGTCTTCAAAAAATTCATCTAGTTCCATACTCCTAATTCTTTTAAAATTATTGTAATTCTTGATGCAGTGTCTTTGTCTTTTGTTAACGCTTCTTCATATTCTAAAAAGTCTGTTAACACTTTAATTTTTTTTCTTTGATTCTCAAAGTGTTCTATAATTATTTCATCTGCTGGTCGATTATCATCATTATGCATTTCCATTTTTTTCAGTTTTAGTTTTAATATCGTGACAACCAGAGCATAACACTTGCAAGTTGTCTGCTTCACAAAATAGTCTTTCTACAAACCCAGGAAGATCATTAGCACACTTTAGTGTACCAGCAGGAATGATGTGATCAACATTGATATTCTTTTCAGGATGCCATTGTTTACACTCGTTACACTGATACTCAAACTTTTGTCTTTTGTTTGGACCCTTATATGCTCTACGTGCTTTCATCTTACACTGAGTGATAGGTTTCCACCATCTAGACTTTTGTCGTAACGCGCTTCTAATAAAACTCCAAAAAGCTGATTCTGTCATAGTTCCTGCGTTTCTTGGCTTAGGAGTAACAGCTCTTACTTTTCTAGGTTTTTTATATACCTTCTTGCGTTTCATTTATTTTCTTATTTATTATAGGGACAATATAGTCTCTCACCTTCTTTGCACCATGATCTCTGATACTATCTGATATATCCTTACTCAAAGGTAGCAAAGCTGTTTTAATAAAACTATATCTTTCTCTATATTTTTCCATTGCTTCAATACCAGCTTTATCATTGTCAAACATTACAATAATGTTCTCATATTCATTTTGCCAGCATTCTATATCAGAAGATGGTAACATTGAATTCTCAGAAGCTGCTGCAACTATGTTTAAATTAGCTAGCTTTAATGATTTTAAAGACATAACATCTTTTAAACTAGATGTAATAATAAGATGCTTATACGGAGGTTTGCATTGTTCTGCACCTTGTATATGACTCTTAATATTTATAAACTTCTTGTCTAAATTCTTTGGTTGGTATATCTTATAAAGAGTGCCATCTTTTTTAAAATAACCATAAATATAACTTCCTTTGATTTCAATTGTATCAGAATCTTTTGTCATAACATATTTTTCCAATGGGAAAACACAATGTTCTTCTAAAAGTCTAGATCCAATATTAAATTGGGTCCAATAATACTGATCTTTTGTTGTCCAGTCTCTTTTTACAAAAGAAGTCACTTTAAATTTAGAGAATTGTTTTATCTCTTTAGACTCGTATCCGCAGCCACTTTTAAGAATACAATCATTATATTCTTCTATTATCTTTTGACATACATGATGGTACTTGAGTCCTGATATCTCTTTTACAAGATCTACAGCAGACCCATACTTTCCAGATGAGAAATCTTTATACCTATAAGTATTATACTTATCAGTATAAAAAATACACATACTGGGAGTTCGTTCTTGATTAAACATAGATTTAATCTTAACGTCTTGACCTTCAAGCTTTTGATTTAATTTACAATAATGTTCAAATATCCATGTATCTGGGACATCTTTTATATCGTGAACCAAATTTCTTATTCTAAACATAGGCTTAAAAATTAAGGGGGTGTAAAAACACCCCCCATGGACATGTTGGTTTTCTTCTAAACTATAGATCAAAATCGCTACCAGCAGCTTCAAAACTCTTTACAGAAGAGTCTTTAGCTAATGGCTTATAATGATATTGATTATTTTTATCAAATGTATCTATTTCAGATGTAAGATTACCACAGAACTTAAACTTAGGTAGAGAAAGTTTTACAATAGTTTTACCATTGTATTCTTCTTCGTTACCTTTTAAGAACCAATAAAGATCATGACCTTTGATGATTTCTGTAGCTTTTTCAACCCACTGCTCAATAGAAGTGATTTGATGTTGCTCAGAAATATTATCAAGCTCATCTTTAAGTCCAAGCTTTTGTGCAATAACAACAAAACGATTTAAGATTTGATTTTTATTGATATCATCTTCGTTATATTGATCAGTCCAAATAGTTCCACTTACACGTGAAGATTGACCTTTAAACTTTGGTCCTTCTAGATCGTTCTTGTCAATAGCCCATCCTTCAAAGTTCTCAAGTGCTGGTCCTTCCAACACAAACTCAAGCATTTTCTTACCTGTCTTTTCAGATGATTTGATTGTTGCACTATGCACGTGAGCTAACACTACACCTGGTTGCAGAGATTTTGAAGGTCCACTGCTGCCTTTGACTTCTTGTCCTTTTGTACTAAACATAATTGTTGTTTTTAAAATGTAAAAATAAGAGAATTAATTTTCATAATCAAGAATTGCATCACGAACAATTTGCAAATTATTTTCAATTTCCAAACTGTTGAACATCCCTCTAGGAGACTTACAAGTGTTCTCGCCATTTGTTTGTGTTTCAAACACATAACGAATAACACCTTCTTTGTTTTTCTTCACCTTGCCAAATAGAACAATAGAGAATAAACCTTCTAATGTAAGTTTTTCATCTACCATACGTCCTATTGTTTTAGCTTTGAATTTACGTTTACCTTCCATATCAGTAGATTCTTCTGCATGCGTTAGAATAAAGATCATAAGATCATCTCTTAGATCTTTAGGTAGTCTAGCAACACGTGCAAGATGAGCACCAATTTTTGTAAACTTCTCATAGCCTTTTTCATCTACCTTGTCAAAAAATTCAAAACTGCTCATGTATTGAAAATCATCAATCACGACATTTTTGATTTCTGGACGTTTCTCACTTATGTAACGTAAGCAAGCTTCAATACTTTCAGGAGTGGCTTTATCATAAAGATTGCCTCCTAAGTTTTCTTTGCTCCATGCTACATACTTTTTTCTCCATCCTTTAAAAGGAAGAGGTTTGTTTGCTACATTAATAATGAACGTTTCTTTTGGATCTAGAGCTTCAATACTTGTAGACTTACCTGCTCCAGATTCTGCGATAATGAGGATTCCTTGTCCCATATTTACGGTATTTGTTTAATTAGTTCATTGAGCCATCCTTTACTACTAACTGGTTTACCTGTATGAATAGCAATGTAATCTCTTATAGTCATATCACTATAAGGAGCATCATCAACAGTTGTGTTAGTACTAAAAATTTTTACAGTGGAAGGTGACTCATCCTTCATCTTTTTTAGAATACTATCTCCACTTAAAACAGCAGCATCTTTACTAATTGCTACAGAGTGAGGATCAACAGTTCTTAATACTTCTAAGGGTACTAAATATCTATCAGCGTATATAGGATCTGGTATAGCTTCTTCTTTTTCAGAATTAGGAAGTCTATACACTGTTCTATTTTCATCTGCAAAACCACTATAGTCTCCTTTTACCACTTCAAAGTAGAGACCTTTTGGTTTTGTAAATTCATACCCCATAATTGGAACCACTATAGTTCCTTCGTGTCTAAAGATTTTCTTGATTGTGAAATCTGTTTCACTAATTCTTAAATCGTTAATTAAATTTCGATGATAACGTCTTGCTTCAATGAGCAATTCTTCTCTTTCTTTACTCATAATTATTTTTTTATAATTCTTCGCCAATATCAGCGGATACATTTCTTGATGATCTACGTATATACGCTGTAGAAGTTGTGCTTATAGGTTTTGGTATTTCTACCAATTTTTGTAAACTAAACTCAGCACGCATATATAATAGTTCATTTTCGTTTTTGGAATTTCTAAGTTTTAAAGGATGTAAATATACTAAATTAGTATCACATGGAAGCTTATCTGGACCATATTGTTTTATACCATTTATACCAGGTCTAGCCATTGCAATAACGGCATCTGAACCTTGCATAAGAGCATCACCTCCAAATATATCACTACTAGTGGGGTAGTTAGCAATAGATCCTGGAGTTTTTCTTGAAGCTTCATCAAGAGTTCTGTTAAGCTGGGTGATCATCATAACAATAATAGGAAGCTCATTTTTAAGATTCATGAGCATTTCTACAGTGTTATAAAGAGTATTTAGCTTTTCTTTCTCATCACTTGCTTGTTTGATAAGCCAGCTATGATCTATAGTGACAATAAGAGGTTTAGATCCCATGTCATCATAATAGTAGTGAACATATTCTCGTATCTGTTTCCAATTACAAGGTTTGTTAATCTGAAGTCTAAACACTCCTTTACTAGCCAACTCTCTAGAATGTTTTGTAAACTTTTCTAGGTGTTGTACAGCAAAGTCACTGAGTTGTTCTTTAGTACTCAATACTTGGTTATAGTCTAAAGCCACTTGAGCTGCAAACTCTCTAGAAGCAGATTGCTTAGGACCCATCTCAAATTGAAACTCTAATATGTTAAAATGCTGATCTGGATTTTGTTTGTAGCTTTCTCTCAAAATCTGACCTACCATTAGAGTTTTACCTTGACCAGGTCTAGCTCCTATAGTGAGTAGTGATCCCCATTCTAATCCATTAAGAGTAGCATCATTCAAACCAATCCATGGAGTTTTAAATGATTTAATTCTTCCATCCCTTCTATCTTTAATATACTGCAAACCTTCTTCGTATATTTCGTGTATAAACTTAGCACCACCAGGTCTGCTATCATTTTTTATCATGATAATACTCTTTTAATTTCTTTTTGAA